GATCCCGATCAGCGGCGGCGGGATGAAGTACGCGGCCGCGCACTCCTCGCGCGTCAGCTTGCGCGCCTCGATGTACTGGGCCTGCTCGGGGTTGAAGCCGACGGCCTTGTAGTCCATGCCGTCCTCGAGGATCGGCGTGCCGCCCTCGGCACCACCACCGGAGGAGAACGACCGCCACATCTCGCGGAAGCGTGCCTTGTCTCCCTTGCCCCACTCAGGCGCGTCGGCCGGCCGGACGAGCACACCGGTCAGGCGGGCCCCGCCCTTCCACATCGCCCTGCGCTGCTTGGTCGCCTCCGACGACTCGAGGATGAGATCCCGCAGGGCCTCGATCGGCGACTCGCCGTAGGTCAGGTCGGTCGGCGAGTAGCCGTGGATGTGGACGACCTCGTCCACCCCGAACTCGCGCCCGCCCGCGGTCTCGTAGTGCTTCGGCCGGATCCAGTTCCCGCCGTACGGACGGATCAAGGTCGGCGGCACCGGCAGGATCCGCAGCCTGCCGTCGAGCTTCAGCTTGATCCCGTACCAGTTGTCGTATAGGCAGAGGTCGGACACGAGCCGCTCGATGAACCGGTACTGCGTCATACCCGGCAGCGGCTCGGCGAGCAGCTGCGCGAGGGGGTGGTCGCGCAGCCGCTCGCGGTCGGTGTCGCTCACCCGCCGGAAGACGTGGACGCCGAGCTGGGCAATGTTCCGTGAGATGAACCCGATGACGGTGCGAACCTGGGGCTGAGTGCGCCAGATCGTCTCGTACTCCCACGGCGCGGCCCGCAGCGACATCGCGGCGTACGTAGGGAGGACCCCGGCTCCAGTGGTGGACAGTTCACCGGAGCTGACCACGAACGCCATCAGCCATCACCCCCGGCGAGGACCTGGGTGAACTCCACCTTGGACCGCTCGACGACGACCTCGCCGTCGACGGGCTGCGCGGGGCGGCCGGCCTCGAGGAGCTCCGCGTTGCGGAGGACCAGGAGTGGGCCGCGCTTGGCCCAGAGGATCCCGGTGAAGGCCTTGTCGGCGAGGTTGACGACGACCTTCTTACGCACCGCTGTACGGCGCCACGCGAACACAGCAGCCTCCCGCTTCCGGCCGCTACACGACCATGATTTCGTCCTCGTCCGCGTACCGGGACTTCCGGCGCGGGGGCCTGGCGATGACCTCCGACATGGCCGTCAGCAGAGCGCTGACGCCGTCGATCTTGTCGCCGCTGTTGGCCTTGTCCGGCTTGACGTTGCCCGCCGGGTCCATGACCACGGCCAGGTTGTCCACGCACCAGCGGACGATGGGGTTACCGCCGTGCCGCAGCACCGTGCGCTCCGGGGTGCCCTGCAGGATCAGCCGCTGCGTCTCCTTCAGCACGGGCGACATGGTCTGGAAGCCCTGCCTCACCTTGACCATGGGGGCCCGCTCGGACGTCAGGTCGTTGGTCAACTGCGAGGAGTTCCATGGGTCGTAGCCGATCGACCGGACCCGGAAGACGTCGCGGTCCTTGCGGATCTGGGCCTTGATCCAGTCGTAGTCAGCGACGTTGCCGGGGGTGGCCGTCAGCCAGCCTTCCTTGACCCACTTCGACGCGGCCTTCGCGGTCCGCTTGTCGAGGGACTCGAGGTTGTCCTCCGGCGTCCAGAACCGCCAGACCGCGTCGAGCGTGCCGTCTTCATCGTTCGGGAACAGCCAGCACAGCGCGCACAGGTCGGATGTGGCGGCGAGGTCCAGGCCGCCCCAGGTGTCCCGGCCGTGGAGCTTGGTCTCGTCGACCATGCCCGCGTTGCGGTTCCACGCGTCCAGCGGCAGGAACTTGACCTCCTGCCGCGTACGGATCCCCAGGTGCAGCCGCAGGAAGGACGCCAGATCCGCCGGCGACGAGGCGGCCTTGCGCGAGGCCTTCGCCAGGTACGCCCGCGTGGGCGAGACCCCGAAGCCGGGATTGGCCGCGCGCCAGGTCTCCTCGGCGTGCGGGTCCGCGCCCTTCTCCGCAGCGAAGATGACCCCGTACACGCTCGGGTCGTGCAGGACGCCGCGCGCCAGCTGCTCGATGCGCCGGCGCTTGTTGTCGTACGGCGTCTCCCGCTTGCCGGAGTCGGCGGTGGTGATGACCACGCCGAGTGGCTGGCGGCGGGAGCCGGTGCCGGTTTCCAGGGTCTCGAGCATGTCCGGCGTCTTGTGGATGTGGAGCTCGTCGCAGATGTAGCAGTGCAGGTTCGCACCGTGCTGGGCGTCCGCGACGTTCGAGATGACCTGGAAGTACGAGCCGCTCCGGTTGTGGACGATCTTGTCTTTGAGCGGCTTGACGTGCCCCTTCAGCGCGGGCGCCGAGTCGGCGAGGCGCCGGATCGGGTCGAAGACGAACCGCGCCTGGTCCTTCGTCGTCGCCGCGGCGAGGACCTCGGCGCCGGGCTCCCCGTCGGCGCACGTCATGTACATCGCGATGCCGCCGCACAGCGTGCTCTTGCCGTTCTTGCGGGGCACGTCGACGTACAGCTCGTTGATGATCCGGACGTAGTCGTCGGCGTCCTCGTCCCAGTGCACCCACCCGAACACCGGCGCGAGCACGTAGGCGACCTGCCACGGGTCCGGCTTCAGCGGCTGCCCGGCCCACTGGCCCTTGGTGTGCCGCAGCTTCGAGAACGCGCTGATGACCTTGTCGACCCGGGCCGGGTCGAACACGGCGCCGGGCTCGTCGCGCGGCTCCGGCGTCTTGTACAGCGGCGGGCAGTCCGGCAGCGGGATCCCACGGTCGACCAGGTACCAGGCCACCTCAGGGCTGAGCTTCAGCCGCTCGAGCTCCTCCGCGCTCGGCAGCTCCGGCACCACCTGCGCCCGCTTCGCCGCCCGCGGCTGGCCGGGCTTACGCGAACGGGTTGTCGACCTCGTCATCGTTGGCCCCTCTCGCCAGGGCCTGCTCGCTCGAGGGGGTCAGGCCGAACTGCGCGGCGAACGCCCGCAGTTCACGGCCGGCAGAGCGGGCGATCGCCACGGCGGGGTGCGACAGGGTGCGCGTCGTCTCCGCGCCGGAGGCGCTGATCGTGGTCACCTCGGTGGTGATGCCCTCCCGGGTGACCGTGCGGGTGGCCTCGACGAACTGCGCCCACGTCTCGCAGTACGCCGCGAGCACCGCGCGGTCCTCCTCCTTCAGGAGGTCCAGGCGCTGCAGGCCGGGCACGACCCGCTTCCACTCGGCGGCGGCCTCACGGGACAGCCAGGTCGGCGGCTTGGGCGGGATACGGCGGAAGGCCGGCCCCGGGTTGACGACACGGCCGCCGGAGTCGCGGCCGTTGCCACGACCGCCGATCAGCCTCAGGGCGGCTGGCTGGGCGGTACGCCCCACAGTGATCACCCCCTGACCTGCGGGTTTACTCAGCGTGACCGGGCTTGGGGGCCCTCGGCCGAAATTTTTTCTGAGACGGCGTGTGCCGAGTTGACCGCGGCGGGCCCCCAGGCGATCTCCCTGGTGATTTCGACTCCCCTACCCCCTCGGAGGCCGCGATCAGGACGTCCCAGGCCTTGTCCAGGCTGCCCAGCGGGTCTGCGAGCGGGTTCCCGGAAGGCCGGGACGGGTCCTCGGCTCCGAGAGCGAGGCGTCGGGCTGCTCGACACTCGGCGGCTACGCCTGCGGCGGTGACCGCGCGTTGCCAGACCGTGGGAAGCCCAGCGGGGCCAAATAGCGAGGTCATGAGGCTCCTGATCGTCTGCTTCGTCGGCGGGAGTTGGCCCGTGCGGCCTCGGCCTTGCTCTTGGCTTCATGGCACGCCGTGCAGGCGAGGCCCAGGTTATCGAGGGAGCGGCGTGCTCCGCCTTCGCTGATGGGGATGACGTGGTCGAGCTCGTGTGGGCGTGCGTCAGGGTCGTCGAGGTCGGGTGGTGGGGCGCCGCAGATGTAGCAGCAGCCGTTGTCCCGTGCGGTGACGCGGCGCTTGAGCGTGCGCCACTGGCCGCTTGAGATGCCGTAGCGCTCGGCCTTGTTGTCTCTGCCCTGCCAGGCGATGGGCTGGTGGTCGTCGCAGCGTCCGCGTTTGGTGGCCAGCTCGTGGCACTCGGGATCGGTGCAGCGTGAGGGCGGGGCGTACGGCACGGTGACCCCCTCCCCCCCCATGCATCCCCCCCGGGGGTGATCCTCCTGGGGTAGGTCAGGTGATGAGCAGTAGTCCAGCCTTGCGTACGGGGCGTTCGGGTCCTGCGGTGAAGCGGATCCAGATGCGGTACTGGCCGTTGAGGAGCTGTGTGCCTCCTCCTGAGGGCCCGATGAGGAGGCGTATGGCTCCCTCGTGCCATGCGGCCTCATGCCATGCGTCCTCGTCGGGCTCGTCC